AATGAATGATGCTTTTGACCCATTAGCTTTGCAAATGAAAAATGCCGCTGATGCTGGAAAAGATTCTTTCACTAAATTTGTAAAAGATAACAATTTATCAATAGTAAAACAACAAAATTTATTGTCTAAATTAGAGGCTTATGGTGCTTTGGTGCGGGGTGATTTAAATGCGTATCAAAAAATCATAAGTGGAGAAAAATAATGGCTGATGAATTTGATCTGTCTGCATTAAAAAATGCAATGGGGGTTTCTAACAAACCAACAACATCAAATGTTTCAACTGTAATTTCACCAGAAATTCAAAGAAAAAGAGATGAAGATGCGTTAAGTATTCAACAAGCTGAATTAAAAAAAGCACAATCAGCATTAACCCAAACAACTGACCCAAAACAAAAATTGCGGTTGGAAGCTGACATTGCTGGATTGACCAGAGAAATAGCCCGTAATTCAGCAAGTAAAAGCGCACCAGCTACTGCGCCAATTGCGCCATCTGTCCCAACGCAACAGCAAGATTTTGATTTGTCTGGCGTTAGAAGTGCTATGGGTTTGCAAGCGCCAGCAATAGAAACTCCACCTGATCAACAGCAAATAACAAGTCAAACAACATCTGTTGAAGCACCAGCACTGCCAGCACAGCCAGCAATGCCTAAACAAATGTTTGAGCCAAAAACAGAATTAGAAAAACAAGTTATGCTAGGCATTCAATCCTTGCCTGGGTCTAAAGAATTAGGTGCTTTTGGTCAAGCTGTAACTGGTACGGTTTCTAAATCAGTTAGCGCTATACAACAATTGGTTGGCAAGTATTTTCCTGGTTTATCAGACGATCAAAGACAAACAATTGTAGACAATTCCATACAATCAACCAAACAAGTAGAATCCGGTTTAAAGCCCGTTGAAGAACATTTTCCAAAATCTGCATTGGCTGGTGAAGTCACAGGATTTGTTCTTAATCCAATCAATAAATTAGTCCCTACCTTTGGCGCTGCGCCCACTACTTTATTGGGGGCTGGATTAAAAGCGGGTGGTCAAGGTGCGGTTGCTAACGTTTTAACAACGCCCATAACTGAACAAGAAAAACCGTTTGAAACTCAAAAGATTATGCAAGCCGTAACTGGCGCTATTGGTGGCGCTGGTGCTGGCGTTGCATTTCTAGCACTTGGGCATCAACTAGGAAAAGGCGTTGATGCCATTCGTACAAAATTTAACAATGCCGTTCCTGATAATCAAATTAATCAAGCAGCATCACAAATTGTTTCACAAGCGGGAATTGATTCTAGCAAAGTAAGTCCCCAATTCTTCAATAGCTTAGTTGATCAAGCAAAATCTGCTTTAAGAACAGGTGATGTAAAAGGATTTCAACAATTTGCAAAAAATTATGCTGAAGCAAACTCTTTGGCAGTTCCAGTTCCTATGTTGCGAGGTCAATTAACTCGTGACCCAATGCAATATGCTGTTGAGCAAAATTTAAGAGGAATTCAAGGCGTTGGTGAACCAATTCAAGCTGTTTTGCAAAAACAAAATAGTGCATTGTTGCAAAATTTAGATGAATATGGGGCTAAGTTAGCCCAACCTGTTGTCAATAGCGGTTCTTATTTGCGGAATGTTTTAAAGCAAATTGATGCGGGTGAAGCGCAAAAAGTGCGTGATGCTTACACCGCATTTAAAAACTCAACTGGTAAAGACCTTGACATCCCATTAAGTGGTTTGGCCCAAGACTATGCCAAGGTTGTTAAAGATTTTGGTCGATCAACAATTCCAGAGGGTGTAAGAAACAATCTTGAATCATTGGGATTGATGAAGGGTAAACAACTTAAGGTTACAACCATTGAAGATGCTGAAGCAATAATTAAAAACATCAATGCAAATTATGATAAAACCAAACCCGTCCAAATGAAAGCATTGGATGAATTACGCCGTGCTGTTGAAGATTCCATTAAAGGCGCTGGTGCTAATTTGCCTGGAGAAGCTGGCGCGTTGGCTAAAGCGGCTAGAGATGCAGCATCAAAAAGATTTGACACTATCGCGGACATACCTGCCTTAAAAGATACCATGAAAGGTATTGAACCAGATAAGTTTATACAAAAACATATTTTGCAAGGCAATGTCAACGAGATTGATAAATTAGTTAAATATTTGCAAAACCATAGCCCCGAAACATTGACTCAATTAAGAGCCGATGTTATGGGTGTTATCAAAAATAGAGTGACTAACAATGTTAGTGATGCAAATGCAAAATTTAGTGCGGATGGTTTAAAAGGTTTTGTGGCTAAAGATTCTGCATCTTTGTCTAGATTAGAAAAATTTCTTTCCACCGAACAAATCAATGGATTGCAACAGCTAAACCGTGTTGCTGAAAATGTTTTGGTTGAACCTGTTGCTTCTGCTGTCAACCGTTCAAACACGGCATCTGCGGCGGCTAATTTAATTCAAGGAACTGTCAAATCTGGTGCGATCAATGAATTGCTTTCTAACATTGCAAGCATTAAATTTCCTGGCGTAGCAACAGGGGCAAGGTATTTGGCTGAAATGAACCAAGGTTCTCGAGCGCAAGAATTGATCAATCAAGCTATTACGCCAACAGCAAAAGCGCCATCTGTGCCTATTCGCACAATGGTTAAACCTGGAGTTGCTGGCGCTGGCGCATTAACTGGCGAGGTTCGGCAAAGCAATATTCAATATGAAAAAGAGAATCGGTAATGTCTGACATTGACCTAGTTAAATATGGCGTTCTTTGGCAAAAGGTCGAGGATTACGAGCGCCGCTTTGATGATATGGATAAGAAGATGACCAAGATGGAGGGCCAGCTAGAACAACTGGTGGCCCTTGCCAATCAGGGTCGAGGCGGGTTCTGGGCTGGCATGGCGCTGGTGTCTGCCATATCTAGTGCTATGGGTTATGTGTCCCACTGGTTTAGCAAGGGTAACTAATGTCTGAAGAAAAAATTCAAGCCATGGAAAGCAAAAGCGCATTGATTGAAAAGATCACGTTTGCATTGTTGCCTTTGTTGTTTTCCTGTGTGGTTTACCTTATGTCGGCGCTGTCTAATCTGGCCCATGAGGTGACCATCCTCAACAGCAAAATCAGTTTGGTGGTGACCAGCGACAACAGGCAAGCGCCAAATTCTGGTGCTGAATTAGCCCGTGAAAAGCTACGCCAAGACCTAGAAAAAGAAATCCAAAAAAACAGGGATGACATTCAAGTCAACAGAATGCACATTGCTATTCTTGAGGAAAAACTTAGTGTCGTCCACCGTATAAAGGAAAAATAATGGAAACTTTATTAAACCTTCTTAAAAGCGCAGCGCCAGGGTTGGCGACTATTGTTGCTGGGCCATTGGGCGGCATGGCGGTTTCTGCCATAGCCAGCAAGCTAGGCGTTTCTGATACTGTTGCCGCTGTAACCCAAGCCCTGCAAGCAGACCCAGAGGCGGCGCTAAAGCTGGCAGAGATTGATTTAAAACAATTTCAGCTTGAAAACGATGACCGTGCCAGCGCCCGTCATATGCAAGAAGTGGCACTTCAACAAGAATCTTGGTTTGCTAAAAACTTTTTATATTTGTTCACTGCCACTTGGTCAATCTTTGCAATGGTGTTTTTTGCTATGGCATCGTTTTATTCCATACCAGACGCTAACACTCGCATTGTGGACACCATCATTGGTGTGCTGATTGGTACAGTTTTGACTGGATTCTTTAACTTCTTTTTTGGTTCATCCAAGGGAAGCAAAGATAAAACCGATGCGCTTGTGAAAGGTCTTAAATGAATCTGTCAACCCATTTCACTTTGGAAGAATTGACGATCACAGATCATAGGGAACTGGAGAACACACCAAATGAAACCGAACTTGCAAACCTTAAAAGATTGGCTGAATTCCTTGAAACAGTCAAAACTGTACTTGGCGGCAAACCAATCATGGTTAACTCTGCGTTCCGCAGTAAAGCGGTTAACGATGCGGTAGGGTCTAAAGACACAAGCCAACACCGCATTGGTTGTGCTGCCGATATTCGTGTGCCAGGTCTAACCCCTGATGAAGTGGTTAAGGCCATCATTGCCTCTGGGATTGGCTATGATCAAGTTATACGAGAGTTTGACCGCTGGACACACATATCTATCCCCAATGCTGGCGCACCCCGCAAACAGGCTTTAATCATTGATAAAACAGGGACACGGATTTATTCCTCCATCCAGAGCAGTATCTGAACGAATAGCCAACCCACCACAATGGAAATGGCAGCGCCCAGGCACAAGATTAGAAACAATCCGATCACATAACCCCCCTCATTTCCCACCCCAACAGAAAATAATTCCAGCGGGTTGTCATGTTTTGATTTGTGAACTTCTCACCGTCCCACTCAAGTTCAGATTCCGCATATCCTTTGCCCGTCATCAGGGCAATAAAAACAGTTCGTGCTTTCATGCTTGTTTCCTTTTTTTCAACATTTTCAGCGTACCTAAGAATTTGGTGTTTGCGTGACCCCTGCAAGCCCCAATAACCTTGTTTACGACTGAGTTCCTCAAATGCTTCATCTTCTTCATTCATGCCAAATCTCCCAAAACGCGCCATTCCCTTTCCTGGCGCTTAGATTTAGATGCGACTGTTTTGCCTGTTAATTCAATAAATCCCAGCGTTTCCAATTCTTTTAAACGCCTAGCCACTTGGTTGCCATCCAGCCCTGTGTAGGTGGCGATTCCATCTTTGCCTAATGGCCCGTGCTGGACAAGGCATTGAACAATGATTGAACCGTGCTTTTTAGCCAATTCCTTGGCGTTGTCCGCTGCCTGGAATGAGGTCAGCGGGTCAGATTTACGCACTCGCGGAAATATGAAATCAAACATGATTAAAACGGGAGATCGTCATCGTTGTCTGCTGGCAAGCCCTTGGATTCATAGGGGCGCGGGTCGTTCAAATATGCCCAACCGTCCCACCCGTTTTCCTTTAGAGGGATTACATCCAGCTTGAGCATTTCCCCATTACGGGTATCAATGATTGACCCAATGCGCTGATAGCGGTTCTTTTGCTGGCCTTCTTTGTTGGTGTACTGGCCCACGATAGCGGTAATTTCTTTTTTGATCTTGCTCATGGCTGGCTTTCTATGTAATTGTTTAATAGCTGAACTTGGGAATCGACCTCGGCTAAGAATTTGACAATCTCGGCCTCCATCTCGGTGATAAATGCGTTATCCCGTGGGATGCGGGTTACAAATAGCTGTGCTTTAGGTGGCATTCTGGGGTCAAAAACAACATAATCGGCCCATTGTCTGCCTGTGCATGAAAGCTGAAATTGCATCTGTGCAAAGTATTTGGCGGGTACTTTTTTGGTAAGCAATGTCTCCAGCATTCCTTTGCTTTCGGGACATTTGACTTCAACAACACCATCATCCCCAACAAGGGCATCTGGGCTTGCGCCAGCCATTTCTATGGTTGGATGGGGGACAAAGCCAACAGCATCTGTATCCCATCCACAATGGGCTTGATAGGCCGCTAAAGCGTAGATTTCCTGCTCAACCCCCCATTGCATAGCCTGAGAGGTGAACCCCTCGGCCTTGGTCTGGGTGATGCGTTCAAGGACTAATTGGGTCATGTAGCTATCCCGGCTTGCCGAGTAGCCTGTTTTGGTTTTAGCCATAACGTCATTAACCCTGCTGGCAGTTACCTTGCCAAGACGGGCGGTAAACCATTCCTCAATGCGTTGTTCGTCACTCATGCTTTTTCCTTTGCTTTGGCAATGCGGTCTGCCTTTGCTTTGATGACCTTGGCAATCCAAGTCTGGTCGCCTTTGCAAGCGTCATACGCTGCTTTGTAGGCGGTTTGCAACTCCTCCTTATTGGCGCTGGCATCAATTGCGGCAATGTGGTCATCCATCATTCCTGCGTCAATCTGTGGTGCTTCTGTGCGGCGTGAACTAGCGTTGCCATCGTCATCTTCTGGGGCTAGGCCAGTGGCGGCTAAAAGGCTATACCTCCTAGCGTAGGTCAAGGCCGAGCCATACCCTTGGGGGTCTTGTTTGGCGGCTGGCACATGAAGCAAACCGCACTCCATGACTTCCCCAGATTCGTGGACAAAGATTGTCTCAACCATCACGCCAGTTGGACAGTCATAGGTGCGCTGCATCAAGCCTATGCCGTTGTCGTTTAAAGCCCCAATAACGGCCTCAATGCAGTTGGAGAGGTCAGCGTACTTGCTACGAAAATGCGGGTTTGTAGAGGTCTTTAAAGCAGGGCCAAACGCTTTTTGCGCTTTGACAAACGCTGCGGCAATGTGCTTGCCGATTGGCGGTTCTTTTTGGAATGCACGTTCAATCAATCCTTTGGTTTCCATGATTTTCCTTAGTAAGCGTATTTAGGGCCGCAAGTAACTTCCACCACAGTCTCAACTGTGTAGCCATTGATCTTGCGTTTGGCGTATAGCGGGATGGCGCGAAGGCCAGATGATTCGCATTGACGCACAGCGTCAATAACTTCATTCCTGCCCATCGGTTGCACTTGTTTGTCAACAATCAAATCTTGATTGGGCGCTTGGGGGGTTGACCCTGGCAAGCTAGAGCAACCAGCGGTAACCCATGCCATCCAGCACAAAAGTGAGTAGGTGATCATTCTCATTCCGATTCCTTTGCAATCAATTTCATTTCAAGTTCTTTGATGTATTCCTGTGCGGTTTCCACAAGGTTGATGTGCGTTCGCAAGTGCGACTCTAAAAGCCCAACGTGATAGGCCAAGCGGTTTTGTGCGGGTTCACCTTCATACTGTTTGTCAGCAATGAATTTGATGTTGTCGATAAGTTCGTCAGCGTTCATTTCATGGTCTCCAAATAAAAAGGTCAAGAACCAACACAACAACAGCACACACAGCAACGGCCATGATGATCTTGTCAGTGGTGGAAATGTGGGCAACGTGGATTTCTATGGATGCGCCATATTCCACGGTGTGGGGGAATGCTTCATTCATCGTTCTGGGGTATTTCATCTTGTTCATCCTCAATTGGGGGTTGGTCATCTGGGTGTATGCGGCGGGTAAGTATCTGCCTCCAGCGCCATTCATCTATGTCTGCTTCATTTAGCATTGCGACTCCTAAAAAGACCCCGAGAAGTTCAGGGCATGGGTGAATGTTAAGCCAGCTAAACAAAGATTGCAAGCCCAATCACAGTTATTTTCTAAGTGCTTTCCCTAATGTTGCTTTTTTACAAAGTATAGTAAACTAAACAAATGGAAAAACAACAAGCTATCAAATTGGCAGGGTCACAGAGTGAGCTCGCTAGGATTTTGGGCATCAGCCGAGGGGCGGTTTCTCAATGGAAAGCAATCCCCCAAGGTCGAATCTGGCAGTTAAAAAATTTGCGTCCTAAGTGGTTTAAATGAAACAAGTAAATTGGTTTTGGAGTCGATGCGCTTTGCACTATCAAAAGAATGTGTGGTCGCAGCGTTACGATGAACAAACGGGCAAGACTCACTACGTCAATCTTGGCGTAATGTGTATGGATGATTTTGGTGACTTGTTTCTAATAGACAAAGTGGAATAGAATTGTTTGAAACACGGCTAGGTGGGGAGTAGCTACCCCACCGAAAAGAGAACTCCCCTCCTGCCGAGGTTTCTTTTCTGGGAGATTTGCGGAGATGCTTTATGCATTACTACCAACACCACATTGGTGATTTCATTAAAGACACTTCATTTTTGACGAATG